TAGGGATTAAAGAGCCAAGAGTATAACAAGGATAATGCTTAATTAATTCATGCATGATTGAAGGGTTATTTATGCCTTCTATAAAATCAAATCGCCTATTGAGTAATTCCTCAAGAAGATGTATTTTATCTAATACATCTTTAGCACTATTTGTTTTATTTAATGGGGCTATTGCTATTCCTAATTTCATAAATAGTTCCTTTATTAAAGGTGGTTATATGTTTCCTATATCTACTCCTGCAAAGTTTATAACTTTGCTATACCATGATGTCCCTGTAAGAATACATATTCGTACAGATGATAAATCAATCTGGGTAGTCTTACATGATCTGTGCAAAGTAATACATAGAAAAAACCCTAGTTATTATAAAAGAAAGCTACCTATAAATACATGGAAGATACATAAAATTAAGACTGTACAGGGGTATCAAAAGGTTATCTGGGTAAAAGTACAGGACTTACCCGATATAGAAGACTCACTATATTTAGGCGAGTTTCTACTATGGATACAGACCACAGTAAATCCTGATGTTCTTGGTTCAGATAACCCTACTAAAGTATTTAAGAATCCTGTATTAGTAGAGAAAGAAGACTTAAAAAATCTTCTAGAAATCACTGCTAATCTTTATCAGAAATTAACCCTTCTTTAGTTTCTGCTTATATAGTCCTCATAGTTAACATTAACAATGTAAGCGATGTGCTTACTTACTAATCTATCAGGATATATCAGAAGATAGCCATGCTACAGAAGAAGAAGAAGTTCATACTATAAAGAAATGCTTAGAGATACTGCATAATGTACATGACCTAAGACATTTATCTAAAATGTAATATAATGGGAAGCTAGATTGCTTCCCATTATCTTTGGAGGTCATTATGGAAATCTCATTCGGTAAAGCTATTGAATTTATTAAAGAGCATCCTGAATTTTGTATGAAACTTGCTATGTGGAAAGATAAATATATTAAATGGGATTGGTCTTCGTATAGTGAGGTAAATGCTGTACCTACTCGATTGGTTCTAGTAGAGAAGGATAAGGAACCTGTTGAATGGTTACCTAATACTCCTGCTCTGTTAAATAATAATTGGATAGTTTGTACATATTAAAGAAAAGCCCTCAAATGAGGGCTTATTTGTTATTTACCAGTAGAACCAAACCCACCTTCGCCTCTATCGGAAGGTGGTAGTTCTGTTACAACTTCAGAAGTAGTTTTAGCTAAAGGTAAGACTACTAACTGAGCAATCTTGTCTCCCTTATGTACTTTGTAGAATGGAGCTGACATTACTACTTTAAGCTCTCCTCTATAACCACTATCTACAGTACCATAGGCTACTTTAACACCTTTAGCATTAAGTGATGATCTAGGTCTAATATCACCTACAGTATCGGGAGGTAATACTACTGAAATATCAGTAGTTACCTTCTTAGGTCTATTGCCCCATAGCAGTACAGTTTCAGAAGCATATAGGTCATAGCCTGCATCTGAAGCATGAGCTTTACATGGGATAATACCATTAGGTCCTACTTTAAACTGAATCTTGAGTTTCTTTGGTGCCATTTTTATTTCCTGTTAAATGAATAATCTGTTGATTAGAACTACCATAATAACAATGGTCAATATGTAAGTCTTGTTCATAAAGGCCTGCTACTACAGTGTCTATATATTCCATAATTGGAAGGTCTTTAATTATATCATAGGTTTTACCTGTCCAAAGCCATATAGTCTTATTAGGGTAGAAATGCTTAACTGTACTACAGATAGCAGATACAGTTGGTTCATTCTCTGGTTCTAGAGGTTCTCCTCCTAGAATACTTAAACCTTGGATATAATCTTTATCTAAATATGAGCATAGTTGTTTTAAGGTTTCTTCAGTAAATTCTTTGCCTGCCTTAAAGTTCCATGACTCAGGATTAAAACAACCCTTACATCTTAAGGTACAACCACTAACAAACAGGGATACTCGGATCCCTGGACCATTAGCTGTATCGTACTTATTTAGTCCGATGTAATTCATTACATACTCCTTCTTTGAGCTATTTCAGCCATCTTACCTTCATTCATTCTACTGGTTCCATTGATATTAGAATAACCTAAATATCCACATACTCTACTGATAACTGTAGTATTAGTAGAATGACAATGAGGACATACAAATCCTGCATTAATAGCATCTTTACCACAGTCTTTACAATGTAGCATATCGAAGTTAATTCCCTGATAGAATCCCATATTCATACCTCTGATAATAATAGCTTTAACAGCTTCTATATTCTCAGGGTTATCAATACGTACATACTGAATATGACCTCCTGCTACCTTATGGAAAGCTTCAAATTCAGTATCTTGTTTTTCTATAGGGGTAATATCTTCTGATACATGACAGTGGAAACCATTAGAGAAGAACTCACCAAAGCGATCATCTCCAGTGTAGTCTTTATACTGCTGAGCCTGTTTAGAACTTAAGCTTTCTGCAGGTGTAGCATATAAAGCATATAGATGGCCATCTTCCTCCTTAAACTTATTAACCTTAGCACTAATAAAATCTATTACCTTATTAGCAAACTGAGCTTTATCTTCATATAAAGATTTACCTGTCCATAGTACAGTAGCTTCATGTAAAGCAGTAATACCGAAAGAAGCAGTCATATACTGTATTAAATCACCAACACATTCATTTCTCTTCTTGGTTCCTTTATAGAATCCACCTTGCATAAAAGCTAGAGGATTATTAGATGCCTTCTGTTTACTAATAAATTTATATCTCTTCTGTAAGAACTTTCTGATTACCCCTAACCTATCAGCTAATAGGTTCCAGAACTGAGTTCTCCATGAAGAAGCAAACTCCTTTTGAGCCACAGCAATAATTAAAGGAATGTTTAGAGATACAGCACCTATGTTACATCTACCTGTAGTAATAGGTAATCCTGTCTCTGGATCTTCCCAATGTGATAGGTAAGCCCTACAGCCCATAGGACTAATGATAGTACCATAGTTAATATATTCTTGAGCTGCCTTATTTTTATATAAGGAACCAGTAAGAGATAGATAATCTGGATACATACATTTAGCTGAGCATTTAACTGATTCATTAAATAATTCATCTGAGTAATTATCTTCAGCTATCTGTTTCTCATCATAGAGATATACTAACTTAGGGAATAATACAGGTATTCCATTAAAGCCTGTTTGTCTTACTTTAAGTAAAGCTTTACCTATTTCAGATAACCAATATCTATCAGTCTCTGATGAATCTACTTTCCATTGACCAAAGGTTAAAGTAGTAAAAGCAAAGTCACCTCTAGAACATGGTACAGCATTAAGCTTACCTTCTAATGCTTGGAATCCTTGTAATAGTTCCTTCTTGGCATCTTCAGTAGCTAACTGATGAGCCAAGTGGGGTTCAACGCCTTTATCTTTATAGTATTCAGTATTATTGTTTAATGTTTTATATACATAAGGCAGTAATACTTTATCTACCTCAGGTATAGTAAAACCACCAAACTGTTGAGCTGTAGCTACTAAGGTAATATCACCTATAACCTGTAAAGCAGAGAGTACAGAGTTAGGTTCTGTATAAGCTAATTCAGACATGACAAAACCACCTTTCAGTAGGTTAGCCATATCAAATAGACAACAGTTAATACTACCAAAGATCATATCTCTAAGGTCATGAATATAGATATCCCCTCTCTTTATAAGGAACTTTTCATTTTTTGATAAGTAGTTTTGTTGGTATAATTCCTTCGTGTAAGCACCTTTAATAAGGGAGCCTTTAGTAGAGATTAATGAACTATCAAAGTTAGCATTTTCACGGTCACCTAAGTTCAGAATCTTATCGATTTCCTGAGCTAATTTTTCTTGTTGAATATGCTGGCTAACCTTAAAATCTCTATAGGATTGATAGGCATCGGCTACTTGGTTGTATCCGAACTTTTTAAGTTGGTTAATTATAATAGGGTGAAGTTTTGCCGTAGTAATATCGGGTAGGTTACTTGCTTCTTTTTTACAAGACTCTGCTATCTGATTACATACAGTCTTTTGCATAGGAAAATTAACACGATCAGCAGCTAATAATATAGCTTCTATAATCTGGCTATTATCCCACTCTTCAATACCATCTTTCTTAGATATTTGCATAAATCCTCCAAAATAATAATTAGGTATAAATATGGAAATTTTTATCTTTTGCTCATGTGCAGGTTGCCTTATAAGATATGTGAACTTATATAAAGAAACTAATAAAGCTAACTTTATATACCTTATACTTGATTTATTCGTAGCAGCATTCTTAGGTTTTTTACTGTTTAAGGTGTATGCTGATTATAATATGACAGAAAACCAAGGACTCATTCTTTCTACTATCTGTGGAAATATCGGGTCTAGAAGTTTATATCTTTTAAAGAAATATTTGAATAACATTTTTAAAATTTAAAGGAGATAACCATGACAGCTCGTGGAATTAGAAACCGTAATCCTGGTAATATCCGCCATGGTGACCAGTGGCAGGGTCTAGCTAAAGATCAGACAGATCCTGCTTTCTGTGTATTTATCAGTAATGAGTATGGTTGTAGGGCTTTACTAAAGACTCTTAGTACTTATGTAAAGAAATACAACCTTACTACAATTAATGATATTATCAATAGGTGGGCTCCTCCTACAGAGAACAATACTTCAGCTTATATCATGTATGTAGCTAATGCTTTAGGTAAAGGTACTACTGAAAAGCTTACCTTTAATAAAAGTACTATGATAGCTTTAGGTAAAGCTATTGCTAGTTATGAGAATGGTCCAGAAGCTAAAGTATTAACTAAAGATACATGGGAAAAGGCTTATGCTCTTTTATAAAGTATTACTCTATGGAACCATAGGAGTATGTATTTGCTGTCTTGGTTCCTATTGTTATGGTTATCATGCGGGTAAAGCTAAAGTAACAGCTGAATATACCCAAGAGAAAGTCCAGTATTTAAACCAGATTTCATCATTACAGCTTCAGTATAGAGCTAAGGAAACACAGTATAATGAAGACCTTAATAAAGTTAAAGCAGAGTATGCTCAAGCAAGAGAAGATTATATACATACTATTTCTAAGCTTGAGTCTTCTTACTCTAGCAGGTTGCAGCAGTCAGAACAAAGAGCAATGCTTTATCAACGTAAAGCCACAGATAGCAAAGGATGCTCAGCTCTTGCAGATCTCTCAGGCAGACTCGACAGATCTCTTACAGAAGGCGTCTCTTTGGTTAGAGAACTCAGAGACACTATTAAACTCAGAGACTCCCAAATAAAGGTATTAAGAGAGAACTATAATTCTTTAATAAAGGTAATAAATAATGATTGAATTTGAAGCTATGCAAGCTAAACCTATTACTAATTGGCAGAATGAGCCAACAGTAGAAATATTAAAAAGAGACTTAGAACTAGCTAAACAGTCTCATGATGAGCAGACTCATAAGATAATTAAATGGAATAACCTATTAACTATCTCTGGTTCTGCAAAGCCTAAAAAAGTTAAGGGCAGATCATCAGTACAACCTAAGCTAGTAAGAAGACAAGCTGAATGGAGATACCCTGCTTTATCAGAACCATTCTTAAATAGTGATAAAATCTTCACAGTATCCCCTAGAACATTTGAAGATTTAGATGCTGCTAAACAGAATGAATTACTTTTAAATTATCAATTTGATACTAAAATTAATAAGGTAAGCTTTATTGATAATTATGTACGTACAGTAGTAGACGAAGGCACCTGTATTATACAGGTAGGCTGGGATAGACAAACTGTTACTGTACCTGAAGAAGTTCCTGTATACGACTACTACCCAATAGATAACCCTCAAGACTTAGAAATCCTACGGAAAGCTCAAGAACTAAGACAAACTAATCCTAGAGAATATGATGAAAAGATAGACGACCAAATAAAGGCATCTATTGAGTACGCTAGCAAATTCGGTGAGCCAGTGATGGCTCAACTGTCTGGTACTCAGATTATTGAATCTGAGAAAGTAATTGAAAATAAACCTATTGTTAAAATTCTGGATACTAAAAATGTTTATATCGATCCTACTTGTAATGGTAACTTTGATGATGCTTTATTTGTTATCTTAAGCTTTGAGACTAATCAGGCTGAGTGCAAAAAAGCAGGTATATACACCAACTTAGATAAGGTCAACTGGTCAGGTAATGACCCTTCCTATGATGGTGAGCATAGCTCATTGTCTGATGAAAACTTTAAAGATGACTTACTCAGACGTAAGGTAGTAGCTTATGAATACTGGGGTTATTATGATATCCATAGGGATGGTAACCTAGTACCTATAGTAGCTACTTGGATTGGTAATGTAATGATTAGAATGGAAGAGAATCCTTTCCCTGATGGTAAACTTCCTTTTGTCTTGGTTCAATATTTACCTATTAAGAGGTCTTTATATGGTGAGCCAGATAGCGAATTATTAGAAGAAAACCAACAGATTATGGGTGCTATTACTAGAGGATTAGTAGATAGCTTAGCAAGGTCAGCTAATGCTCAACAAGGCTTTGCTAAAGGTATGCTAGACCCATTGAATAAGCGTAGGTTTGAAAATGGTGAAGATTATGAATTTAACCCTAATCTTCCTCCTAATTTAGGCTATATAGAGCATTCCTTTAATGAATTACCTCAGAGTGTTATTGGTTATCTACAGATGCTTAACTCTGATGCAGAAGCCTTAACAGGTGTTAAGTCTTTCTCTGGAGGATTATCTGGTAATGCCTATGGTAATGTAGCTGCTGGTATACAAGGTATGATAGATGCAGCTACTAAGAGAGAAACAGCTATCTTAAGAAGATTAGCTTATGGTATCTGTGAAGTAGGTAATAAGATTATCGCTATGAATGCTGTATTCCTCTCAGATAAAGAAGTTATTAGAGTAACTAATAAAGAGTTCATAGAGATAAAGAGAGAAGATATTAAAGGTAACTTTGATCTAAAAGTAGATATCAATACTGTAGAAATGGATCAGAATAAAGCTCAGGATTTAGGCTTTATGTTACAGACTATAGGTCCTAATATTGATCCTGCTATTACCTTTAAGATCTTAGCAGAGATAGCATCTCTTAAGCGTATGCCTGCTCTAGCAGAAGAGTTAAGAAACTATAGACCTCAGCCTGATCCAATAGAGGAACAGAAGAGACAGTTAGAGGTTCAAGAAGACGCTGCTAAGATAGACTTTATTAACGCTAGAACAGAGAAGCTACAAGCTGAATCTGCTAAGGTTAGAGTTGAAGCTTCTCAGCTTGCTGATGGTACTGCTCATCAGCATGATATGGAGAAGCAAAGAGCTCAGGCTAATGCTAACCAAGATCTTGAGGTTACCAAGTCTATTCTTAAGAGTCGTAAGAAAGATGAGATTGCTGGAGATATTGATGCTGCTATTGGTTATAATGTATTGTCTACTAAGAAGCAGAAGATGTTAGACCAGCAAGGTACAAGACAAGGTAAAGGTAACTTCGGTGAGGCAGACCCATTGAGGAACTTATATGATTAGTGAAGATATGGAGAAATATAAAGAATATCTAAAAGAAGAAATTGATAAAGGTAAACGATTAAAATCACTTTTAGATAATAAAGACTTTAAAGAATTTATTCTAGATGGTTATACTAAGGATTATGTTCTTTATAACCTAAAGAATAGTACAGATACTAAAATCCCTTTAGATGTAAGAGAAGATTATCTACTTAAAGCTAAGGGGGCTAGTATATTTACCCATTACTTAGATGGGTTACTTGTTAAGGCTGAACAAGCCAAGTCACAACTTAATGAAATAGATGAGGAAACAAATGACTGATATTTATACAGCTTCAGATGAAGAAATTGCTAAGATGTCTGAAATACCAGAACAGGAAGATTCTACTTCTTCTGGTTCAGAATTTGAGGATACTCAGACTGAAGTTACAAAATCTGTAGCTTCTGATGAGAATACTCCAGAGTCTACAGATTCTGCAGATAATTCAGAAAATGTTGACAATCAAAAAGAATCTGATATAAAAGAAAATAATCAGGAACCAAGTAATGAAGAAATTGATTACAAAGGTTTCTATGATACGGTTATGGCTCCAATTAAGGCTAATGGTCATACCATTCAGCTAAAATCTCAAGATGAAGTCATTAAACTAATTCAGCAGGGTGCTAATTATACTAAGAAGATGCAAGAACTAGCACCTTACCGTAAGGCAGCCCTTATGCTGAAAGATAATGACCTTCTTGATGAGAATAAGCTATCATTCTTAATTGATTTACAAAAGGGTGATAGTGCTGCTGTATCTAAGTTCCTTAAAGATAATAACATCGACCCTTTAGATATTGATACTGATAAGGCTAGTGAATATAAACCAGGTACTCATTTAGTATCAGATGGTTATATTAAATTTAAAGATGTCTATGAGAATCTATGTTCTACTGAACAAGGCAGTGCTACTGCTAAGATGTTTGATTCTTATGATGAACAAAGTCAGCATAAATTAATTGAGCGTCCTGAGTTAATGCAAATGTTGCATGAACAAGTACAAGCAGGTTTTTACCAGACTGTATGCGATGAGATTACTCGCCAGAAAATGTTAGGTACTATTCCAGCTAACATGAGTTTCTTAGATGCATACGAACGGGTAGGTACCCCAATGTTACAATCTCAGCTGGCAGAACATCAGAATAAACCTATCACTTCTCAGCCTAGAGTTGCTCCTACAGGATATGCTAATTCTCGACAAGCTAAATCAGCTAATCCTACTAAGATAAGCAATTCTAAAGTAACAAGTACTACTCCTAATTACTTATCCATGAGTGATGAAGAGTTCGAAAAACAATTTGGTAATGTTAGATATTAAGGACTTTAATTATGGCAATTGAAACATTTACAGGTTTAAATTATAACGCACCTGATGGGAAGCCAGCTTCTATCGATAAGGGTACTAATACCAAGCAGATGAATACCTCCTTTTGGATTAAGAAGGCTTTAACTGATGCTCGTAGAACTCAAGTATTCATGCAGTTAGCTTCTACTATTGATATGCCTAAGCATATGGGTAAAGCAGTAAAGGTATATCAGTATATTCCTTTACTAGATGATCGAAACGTTAACGATCAGGGTATTGATGCTAAGGGTGTTAAGATTGAGAATGGTAACCTCTATGGTTCATCTAAGGACATAGGTACTATCGTATCTAAGCTCCCAGTATTAGGTGAGAATGGTGGTAGAGTTAACCGTGTAGGCTTTACTCGTTTGGCTCGTGAAGGTTCAATCAATAAGTTTGGTTGGTTCTATGAGTTCTCAAAGGAGTCATTAGACTTTGATTCTGATGCTCAGTTACAATCTCACTTATCTCGTGAGTTAATGAATGGTGCTTCAGAGTTAACTGAAGATATGCTTCAGAAGGACTTATTAAACGCTGCTGGTACAGTTATCTATCCAGGTAAGGTAGCTGTATCTGATGACCAGGTTACTGGTGAAGGCGATGCTGTTACTGAGGTAGATTACAGAACCTTAATGCAGTTAGACCAGATCTTAACAGATAACCGTTGTCCTCGTGATACTAAGATTATTACTGGTACTCAGTTAATTGATACTAAGACTATTCCAGCCGCTCGTATAGCTTATGTTGGTTCAGAATTAGTAGCTACTCTAAAGACCATGAAGGATTTATTCGGTAATCCTGCATTTGTTCCTGTAGAGAAGTATGCAGGCGGTACTACTGTACTTAATGGTGAAATTGGTTCTATTGACCACTTCAGATTTGTAGAAGTACCAGAAATGCAGCATTGGGCAGGTGTAGGTGCTTTAGAGACTGAGGCTAATAAGGGCTACCGTGCTACTGATGGTAAGTATGATATTTATCCTATCTTAGTTGTTGGTTCTGATTCATTCTCTACTATTGGTTTCCAGACTGATGGTAAGTCAGTTAAGTTCCAGATTACTACTAAGATGCCTGGTTCTGAAACAGCTGATAGAAACGATCCATATGGTGAGACAGGCTTCGCATCAATGAAGTTCTGGTATGGTACTCTTATTAAGAGACCTGAGCGTATCGCTCTTATCAAGACTGTAGCTAAAGACTAATTTATTGTGCTAAGATTAACCCGTGTAAATGTACACGGGTTTTTTATTAAAGAGGATTTATAAATGGCAACTGAACTTGAAGAATTAAAGCTTAAGGCTAAAGAATTAGGTATTTCATTCTCTCCTAATATTGGAGCAGAAGCTCTACGTAAGAAGATTGAAGCTGTAGAGATTAAGCCTATTGAAGTTGATCCAGTATCAGATAAACAGAAACAGCAAGCTAGATTAAGAACAGATGTACGTAAGGAAGCCCTTAGACTAATTAGATGCCGTATTTCTAATAACGATCCAGCAAAGAGAGATTTACAGGGTGACTACTATACAGTAGCTAATCAGTTAATTGGTAAGGTTACTAAGTATGTACCTTTTAGAGGTAAGGCTGCTGAGTCATATCATATTCCTTACTGTATTTATAGAATGTTAATTAATAAGAAATATATCAGTATTGATGCAGCTAAGGGTAATAATCTTAATCAGGCTACTCGAGCCAGAGAGCTACCAGAATTTAATATTGAGATTCTGAAGCCATTAACAGCAGAAGAATTACAAGAGCTAGCTAAAGAGCAGGCAGCTGGTAATAGAATTGATTAATAACAAGCCCTCACTTAGAGGGCTTTTTTAAATGAGGATACTATGGAAAAACCTACTTTTAATGATTGGTTCGATGATACTAATATTCCACAGCAAGCAGGTGATGTTACATCGGAGAAGTTATTTTATAACTTAACTAAAGAGTTAAATCTTATTATTGATGACAATATTGATTGGTCTAAATATGAGATTCCTAAAGAGTTATTAGATAAGTTAGTTAACTATACTGTATCTGTATCTGTACCAGAAGTAACTACTAAAGACCCAGATGGTACTGGTGCTTTTGATGTATTTATGTCTGCTATTGGTAAACACTTAGAGAAAGAGTTCTCTGAAGGTCGTATTGTAGGTGCAGACTATGCTACTACATATATCGCAGCAGTACAGATGGCTTTACAGCAAGCAGTAGAATTTGTATTAAAGAAAGATCAGACATACCTTACTGGTATCAATGCTCAGATGCAAGCTATTGCTTCTACAGTAGCAGTATTAAATGCTAAGGTAGCATTAGCTAAATTAAAGGCTGAAACCAGTACTCTAGCAGCTCAGTATGCTAATACTAAGTTACAGTTATCTGTTATTCAGGAACAACTAGAATCTGCTCGTAGTACTACATTAAATACTCGTACTGATGGTACTTCTGTAGTAGGTACATCAGGTAAGCAGAAGGATGTTATGAGTCAGCAAATTATTGCCTTTAAGCAGAAGGCTAATATAGATGCAGCTAATATCGCTGCTAATGCTTGGACTGTAACTAAGGGTGTGGATGAAGCTACTCAGACTCCTGAGTCTATGAACCTGAATGCTCTAAATAAGATTGTAGATCAGGTATATGCTAATACTAACCTTCCTACTGTTCTTGGTTCTACTAATAATCTTAATGGTTCTACCCCTAGTTAGGAGGTATAAGTAATGGCTCATTATGACTTCTATAATTTTGGTACTTCTGTTTGTTCAGTAGCAGATGCAGTTCAAAAACAATTTAAATGGTTTCCTGATTTAATAACTAATTATATGGTTGGTTACAATACTAAAGAATGGAATCAGTATTTTCAGGATAGTTTATTAGATAACTCTGCTACTAAATTAAAAGCTGCAATTAGATGGACTTATAGGTCTCAACTTGGGTCATTACTTGGTTTTAGATATAATTTAAATAGCTTATACGAAGGTTCTAAATTATCTGTAGAAACTCCTTTATTGGAGTATCTCCATTCTATTCACCCTGAAGCTGAAAGCTTATCTATTCAAAATTGGGATATTACTGTATTTGATTTAGCTTGGTCAGTTAAGTGTTATTTATATAAAAATTACAATAGCCTATTTAGCTCCTATTCTTACTCTGTAACCTTTGATATGAATACAGGAATAGGTAAGGTCATCTTTAATAACTCTGATGCCACAGAGGTCAAAATAGAAGCAAATAAGAGTATTTTAACTAAGCAGAGCTATACTCGTTATGTGCGTAATCAAGATTCTTGGTGGAAGCACTTTACTCATCGCGAAGATGCTTTTAAAAAAGAAATTATATATTACGACACTCTTTATTCTATGCAGACTGATGTATTTAAAATGGATTATGTGAGAAGCACCCAATACGCTAATTATGAAGCAGCAAGCAGTACAGTAATATATGTTACCTATTCTTATACAGTTAAAACTGATACAGGTATTGTAATTAAATATGGTGCTTTGGTTCATCCTGTTAATCAAGATACTCCTGAGAAATTAAAAGAAGTAATTATTAATGATGCTAGAATTAATGCATCTTCTACTGTGATTCCTGCTCCATGTCTCCCTCTTAAAAACTATGGTAATTTTATAAGCAGTAATTCTCAGGTAGCTAAATTAAGCTCTAAATATTTATATAAAGCTTTTAATGGTAAAACAATCTATTCAGATTTATTAAAGGCAGTAAAAAATGGTAGTAGTTATGATGTTAAACATCAATATGTTTTAACTGGAGTATCTCTATCCCATCCTAGTCCTGCTGCTAAAAGATATTGGTTTACCTTTGCTAATTTTATTTATGAGAAATGGAGAGACGCTAGAGGATATTCAGATGGAGATATCTATGATTATTGGGCAGGCTATTCTAATTATCTATACAGATTATACGGATATTTAACTTGGTATGACTCCTCTAATATAGTACAGAGAGGCATGGCTTGGACAGGTATTTGGAAACATCAAGTAGAAGGAATAGCATTCTCAGGAGCCAAAGTAGGAGACTATTATATAGCTCCTAGTACTTACAAAGGTACGCCTTGTCCTACATCTACTACAATAACTGAAAAAACTACTAAATCTTATAGGGCTGCCATATATAGTAGATGCTCTGGAGTAAGTTTTAGATATCAAAATACTAATAAGACTTATATAGAAATAATCATGTTTGGTTTAATTTATATAAATCCAGTAGGTTATTCTGGTTCTGGTATTGATCCAAGAGGAATACTAAGTAATTACTCAGTAAGTTGTCAGCGTATTGGTGCAAGATGGGATGCAGTAAATACAGGAGATATTGTTTACTATGATGAAGAAATCCAAGAAGTAAAACATAAACATCGAGAAATAGTAAAAGTCCCAGTATATGGTGCTTTATATGATCCAATACAAGGAGAAACTTCTAAGTTAGTAGGTCTATTAAAGCAGTGTGCTGGTTCAGTATATGTAGGTATTCAAAATATTTATCATAATTTAGTATGTAACGTTCAATTAGGTAATAAATTTGAAATAAAAATGCAGTCTGCTGATGATGAATCAGGTTTTATTATTCCATTTGATTTAGTTAATATGCGTCGAATGGGTATATTTAAATTAAATGATTTAATGAGGTCTGGTTTATATGTAGTATCTGAATATTTTAAATGGGATAGAGTACATTTTAAAAGATGGAAAAAATTTGTTGGATATATTCTTGCAGCCATTATTATTATTATTGCTATTGTTGTATCTATATTCTGCCCTCCTGCAGGTGCAGGTATAGGTTCGGCAGGTTGTGCACTTATTGGTGGTGTAGTTGGTAGTGTTGTAGCAGCTGTTGTAGTAGCAATATGTAAATTAGTAATTGCTCTAGCCGTTGCTATTGTAATAAAAGTTACTGCTAAAGCTATATTTGGAGATTCATTTATTGGTCAGGTATTCCAAGTAGTAGCTACTGTAGTAGCTATGTATTATTGCGGTTGCATAGATGGTAATGCTTTATCTATTACTGGTTCTACTGTAGCAACAGCATCAAATGTTTACATTGATAGTGAAAATGAAAAATTAAATAAACTAAAAGCAGAACAATTACAAATAGAATATAAGGGTATACAAGCTAAGACTAAGTACACTAGTCAGATGGACTTAATATCTAAGAAGATGTTGGCTATGTCTAAACCTAATTCTAATTTTAATGTTAATGTTTTTATAAATGGTTTATTATTAAATAGTAGTAAACCTTGTACAGATGGCATTGTTCCTATATCTACATGGAACGACACGCTTACGAATTGGTCATCTTTATTTTACGATGCTTACATCAACGATCCGTTGGATATGGGTCAGTATCTACAACTACAATTATCTTAAGGATTTAATTCTATGCTAACCCTAAAGAATAAGTTTAAAGGAGATTAATTATGTTTGACTGGTGGGAACAATTAAAACAGTATTTAGCAGGAGATTCTTCTAGTCCAGCTACTACTAATCCATATGCTGGTGCTACTAATACATTACAAGCTGGTGCTATTCCAGGAGCACCTCAGTATGCTAACCCTGGCTATGGTAAGGCTTTAGCTGAACAGTCTTTTAACCTAAATAAAACCTTAAATAATAATAATAATAATAATACTAACTATACTGGTTTTTTAAATAATGCAGCTACTATCGTAGGTATGGGCTCTTCCTTATTTAACGTATGGAATGCTCTACAGCAGAAAAAAATGATGCAGCAAGCATTAGATCAGGCTAAAAGACAGTATATGTTTAATGTTAATGCTTATAATCAGAGTGGTGCTCTAAGTACTAAGATGTATAACCAAGCATTAACTGATAATTACTTAGGTAGATATTCATATGCTGGTAAGTCTGAATCAGATGCTAGAAGCCAAGCAGATAAAGATAAACTTTCATGGTCTAATGTAGCGGGGTAGTATATGGCAAATTTACCTACATCTTTAAACATACACCAGCCTAATATATCAGATGGTAGTGATCTATTAAGAATGGCTGCTATGCTATCTAAAGAAGCATCAGAAACTGCTAATAAGGGTTTTACTGATTTTAAATCTACCATGCGAACCTCTGCTAATAATAATTTAGCAGCTGCCTTTGCTAATGGTATAGCTAGTGGTTTATCTCCTGATGAAGCCTTTAAACAGGCTTCTGGTACTATTAACTCTTGGACATCAGCCAATGCTATCAATGCTGCACTACAAGCCAGAAATGCAGAAAAGGAAGCTATCCTACGAGAGAACATGGATAGAAGAGCAGAAGCTTCTGAAAATAGACAGCAGCTAGATTGGGAAGGAGCCAATAAAGCTGCTGAAGCTAATAATCTCTTTAACTTGGCTCATGCTACAAATAATATGAATCTATTTAAGCAGGCTGAAGCTTTAACTCAGGGTTATGATGATATTACTAAGAAGCATGTTAAACCTACTGAGATGGCTACTCTACAAGATAGCCTTGCTACTAATGCTTTACAGAGAGCAAGATTACAAGCTGAGCTAGATAATACTAAACGAGATAGATTAGCTAAAGAAGCTCAATCTTGGTATATACAATATAGAGCTAAAAACCCAAATGTTTCTACCTATGAAGCTTTATCAAAAACAGCTAACACATTTGGAATAGACCCAGAAGCATTACAAAGAATAGGTTTATTCTATGGTTTATCTATGGGTACCGATACTACTAAAGAGCTAACAGAAACAAATACAGGTTTAGCTAAATTTACAGATGAAGATGTTCAGAAACTTAAAGCATGGAATGACGAGGTAAATAAACTAGATGTGGATCAAAATGAAGCCAATGCTCTGCTTTATACCGAAGATGAAAAGTTATCTGACCAAGAAAAACAAGATAAAGAAGCATTATTAAATATCTTAACAAAATCCCTTGTAAAAGACTCTACAAATACAAGGCTAGAAAGATTTGGTATCTTAGGTGATTTAAAACCAAGACGAGAATTACTTGATTCTAAGAAAGCTAGACAATTTATATTAGATTATTTAAAGACTAATACTAATGCAGACAGAGAGAAGCTATTAGATACTTTAATTAAAAATAATTATTCTGATATAGCTCAAAAGGAAGCTAAAGATCAAATATTAAATTATTTAAAGAAAAACTTTAAAGATCTAAACGCCTCTAATTTATCTTTATCAGATATGACTTTTTCTGATTTTAATAAAGTATTAAATAACCAAGATCTAGGAGGCACAACCAGAGAAGAACAAAAAAATATATATAAATTAGCTAAAGAAAGTTTTGCGTTAAAGCAGGAATCAGCTAAAAATAATGAGCTTAGATTAGAGGCTATAAAATACTATAATAAAGGCGATTATGTTAAAGGCGATCAATATATGAATGCCTATAATAAAAAGAACATAGAGTTACAAGAACGAGCTAAACAATATCAGACTAAGTTTGCTGTAGCAAATTCAGCTACTAGCTTAGTTGCTGCCTATACTAATTATCAGTCTTTAATTGAAGGTAAGGAAGGCTTTGATATACCTACCTTAACTCAAAAGTTTGGTGCTGATAAAGCTAAATCAATGGAAGAGGTTTATCATAAGACTATTAAAGAACTTAATGATACCCCTTCACTTCAGATTCCAGATAAGGCTATTCGTTTGGCTATTATTCAAAATCCAAATGAAACTGATGAAGATGATATTATTGAAAAAGCTAAAATAATAAAAGGAACAATGGTAGGTATAGCTAATTCCTCTGGTACAGCGTCATCTTTATTTGATTTCTGGTTAAATTACAAAGATCCATTTAATCTTCCAACTAAACTTAAGTAAGTTTAAGATGTATTTATTTTTTATTAAAGTAGTATTAGAATTAATACTACTTTTTTTTTATTTTAGGATTAAATATGGCTACATTATCAGATATCTATAATAAGGTTAGATTAGGTGAAGATTTAGCAGAGAAAGGAATGGCTACTACTGCTGAGTATATTGATCAGCATCCTGAATTAGCCTCTCCATACTATACTAATGGTATTGCTCCTGCAATGGAGGCAAATACCTCATCTAACTATAACCCTCTTGAATCAGCAGGTACTGCTGTCTCTAGTTTTGTTAGAGGCGTAGGTGGTATCCCTGGTGTAGATAAAATAGCTGAGCCTATTGCTAATGGAATAGATCAGCTACACTCAGAAGGATACAATGCATCTCGTCTTGCTAGACAGGCTAGAAATGATTCCTTTGATGAAAGGAACCAAACTAAATACCTATCTGACCTATCTGAAGGTAAATCAGAAGGAATGGCTTCTTTAGCTAAGCTAGGTAGAGAAGCTGTTAATTACTTCTCTAATAGCAATGCTACAGATATGGTAGATGATACTGCTCAAGCTGCTGGTTTCATTGTTGGTTCCTATGTACTAGGTGGATTCATTGGTAAAATAGCTAAAGTTGCTTATTCTGGACTAGCCACAGCTAGATTAGCCACTACAGCTGAAGCTAAAATGGCTCAGTATACCTCTGCTATGAAGGCAGCTGAGACTGCTAAGGCAGGTATTGCTGAGAAGTTAGCCTCTCCAGGTATATCTACTTCTGAAAGAGAAGCTTTAGTACAGCAGTCTAATAAATTAGATACTCTTATTCAGACAGCATCTCAGGAAAGAAAAGAATTACTTTCTAATGCTAAAATAGCTAAAGATAGGTTATCCAGTGAAGAAGGTGGTCGACTTAGCTATGATATCTTCACTGATGCTGATCTTCCGATGTATGACGTTTCGGGTACTATACCTATTCTGGATGCTAGAGTAGCTACTGCTAAGGAAGCAGCAGAGAAAGCAGCTGCAAACCTTAAAGCTAATGGGAAGTTATTAAAACAAGCCAAGAAAGAAAAGAAGCTTAAGGATAGCTCTATCAAAGAAATTGATGATTATATCAAAGAAAAAGATAAGTATCTTAATGCCTATGCCGAAGAAGAAGCTAAATATCTTAATGCTAAACAGCGTATAGATAAGATGCCTAGCTTAATGGAAAGGGCAAATCGGAGGCTAGATACTAAGGCTACTAAGTTCGGTCAGAAGGTCGGAGGTGATTTAACTAACTTTGGCTTTGGTGCTTCTACTGCTTTAAATAATGAAGATTTAGATAATGTTTCATTAGAAGACTTTAAGAAGTACGGTACAACAGACCAGCTTGATAAGTTTAATTCTATAAAGAAAGAATTAGTAGCTAAAGGCTTAACAGTACAACAAGCTGAAGAACAGGCATTAGATAGCTTAAAGACTTCTCTTAAGACTTCATCTGCTATTAAGACAGGTCTATGGGAAACTGCAATGGGTAGATTCACAGGTAGAGCTTCTAAGCAAGGTCAAGGTCTTAAAGGTCTATTATCTACTAAGGCTAAAGACTATGCAGGCGAGACTATTGAAGAATTGGCTCAGACAGCAGGTGAAGATATCTTTAGTAACTCTGCTACCCATGAGCTAGATACTCGTAAAGATATTACTGAAGGTTTAGGTAGAGACTTAGCTCAGACTGCGTTTACTATTCCTACTGGTATGGCTACAGTTAATGCTGGTAACATTACTAAGAAGGCAGGTACAGGTCTAATTAAAGGTGCTTATACTGTTGGTTCTGCTCTTGCAGGAGCACATACTCAGAACAATATTGCAGAAGCCCTTAAGACTGATTCTACTAAGAAAGTTAAATTACCTTCAGATTTAGAAGGTAGAGTATCGTATGCTAAGAATAAAGAAGCTAGAGGTATTATTACAGATACAGTAGCTAAGTATGAGTCAGATCTAAAGGCTGCTAATGATGGTAGAGATCTATCTTTTATAACTAAGATTAAAGAAGGTATTAAAGACCATAAAGATGTTATTGATACTAGAAATTCTATCCTAGATGAAATCAATCATCAGACTGGTATTATGAAGGCTACTAATACTAGTGAGGAAGATAAGAAGGTCGCTGCACTTAATGTTGTAGATTTAGTAAAACTAGCTAAAGGATTAAATGAAACTATCACCTATGAAGGTGATAAGCCTTCTAAGAATATTCAGACATTCAAGAAGGAATACAATAGACGTTTAGCTGAGAAGATTAAAGACTTAGAGCTTGATAAAGATATTATTCCTGTATTAAAGGAAAATATGCTTAAAGAAGCATCTCAGCTTAACTTACCTAAAGATCAAGCAGAAGGACTAATCAATAAGCATTTAGATACTGTTAAATCAAACCTATCAGTAGCAAGTATGTTACTTAACTCTGATACAAGTAAAGAAGAAGTACAAGCTCTTGCTGATATGGCTCAAGAACTTACAAAGATGAATCCTTCTTATGCTAAGTTACCTGAGGCTCAAGTACTTAATTCTAAGATAGAACTAGCTAAGGCTTATAGTTCTTGGCTCGAAAAGTCTAATAATAACTTCCAGAATATTTATGATAGAACTCCTGATTCTACTGGTAAGACATCTAAGCATATTGAAGGATTTTATGATAAGAAATCCTTTAAGCAGTATATGACTGCTGTTAGTGATATCCTTAATGATGCTAACCTAGAAGATAAAGAATCATTAGATTCTTTAGGTGTATTACATAAGAACCTACAAGAGTTCTATTCTTCTCAGGAATCTAAGATTCAACAGGTAACTAAGGTATTAGAAGATATTAATAATGGTAACCTTAAGGGTTACAGCATTAACAATAATGTATTACATTATGAAGGTGTCTCTAAGGGTACATACACTACTCCATTTAAGTTAAACATTAGTTTAACAGGTAAGAATGAGAATGGTGCTTATACCCCACAGGTTACTAGGGCTAGATACTTAAATCCTATTCAGCAAGAACAAGAGATTATGATTGCTATTGGTTCAGCTGTTAAAGGATTAAAAAATGCTCTAGAAGGTAAGCCTCTATCTTTAGAACCAAAGGTTAAAACTAATACCCAGGATAGTGGTACAAGTAACTATGGTAATAAGAATGCTAATTTTAAAGCTGTTAGACAGGCTAATGGTAATGCTTGTATGGCATTAGCAAATTCATTTACCGAGCGAGACGAAGATAGAGATACTAAGGGTAATCTTGTATCTTCTCTAATCTATAATGGTCCTGATGAAATTCCTTATACCTATAAGATAGGTAAGGATATTCCTCCTGTTAATTTACAGGTAAAGAAAGACTTCTATCCATTTACAGGTGATAATAGAATTAAGCATACTGATAAATCAGGTACCTATAATAATGGTCGTTATCTAAGACTTGCCTTTAAATTTGCTTCTACCTATGCAATAGAGAATGAGCAAGAAAGACTTAAAGCTCAGGAAGATCTAATAGAAGAAGCTAAGCATACTAAATTACTTAATAAGCTTACTAAGCATCAGTATGCTCCTAAATATAGAGATTTCTTTACTGAAGAATCTTTACAGAAAGCAGGAATACCTGCAGATCAAAGTGTAGGTTTTATTAGTCCTAATCCTGATGGTAGCTATAAAAAAGTAGTTCTTTATAAAGGTCTTGGGCTTGATGAATTAAATTATAAGTTCGACTTTGCTGAGCATATCTACTCAGGAATCCTTAAAAAGAATAAAGCCCTTAAAGTAGGTAAGCAGACAGTTTCAGAACCAGTATCTACTAATGATAACCAACCTAAAGTAAATACTGAAACTGTAAAAGAACCAAGAAATAAAGATACTGTAGCTGATACTACTGAAACTAAGCCAGTAGTAGATAATACTGAGCCTTTAGTAGAAGAAACTACTGAAGATCAGTTAAGAAATGCTCTTCCATCTGACTCTAAAGAAGCAGTAGTAAAACTTAATACTATCAATAAGGGATTATTTACTTTTAAAGACTCTAATAGCGAAGCTACTAATAAAGTAGTTGAGATGATCTTAAAATTCTTTAATGAAGATTCTGAAGTAGCTCGTGTAGTAGCTCAAGCTGTTAATAATATTGCTACTAATACCCTAAATGAGTTAAATAATAAACTAAAGTATAATTTATCTTCACTTACAGCTGAAGAATTTAACTCTAATGGTTTATTTAGATTTTTTACCTTTGAAGAAAGCAATAATCAAATTGTTGCTAAATGGGCAACTATCAATGGTGAAAGTGTAGAAGGCAGAGTTAAAGCAGCATTGGCTCTAACTTTATTATCTACTGCATTTACTAGAGATAAACGCTTAAATCAGCTTGTAGAAGAGTTTACTGAAAACAATCCTGATGCTGTTATCTTTGCTAAAGATCTCACAGTTAAGCTTAATAATAAGATAGATATCAATTGGAACCAAGCAATGAAAGAACTTAAGGATACTCCTTTAGTATCTCTTAATTCCTTTGGTTCAGTATTATCTAACTACTTAAGAGCTCTTCTTCCTGTTACTGCTAATGATATCCTTACTCCTTCAGGTGGTAAGTATGCACATGATACCTTAACAGGTACTATCATTAACATGTTTAAGAGAGACTTCCGAGTAAATGGTCAATCTGTTGTACCTACTAAAGGTACCGAAGGTAATATCCATTACTTCACTATTACGCATAAAGATAAGGAAGGTAATACTAAAGCTCTAGGTCAGGTAATTGCATTACCTAACTTAAGTGTAGAAGGTAGAGAGAAAACTTCTTATAGAAAGTCTCTTAAGGTTGCTAATGAAGAATTAGCTAAGCTAGAAGGTATGCCTGTAGATATGCATATAGGCACAGAACCTCTAGAGTTAGGTACTAATAATAAACTTAGACATACTAAGTTAAAGACTTCTAAAGCAGAAGCTAAGGCTCTAAAGAATCTATCTGAAATACCACATGAGATTACTACCTATGGTAACTTTGTATCTAAGGTATCTCAGTCTGCATATGTAGAAGCTATGCTTCCTTCTACTGAGTATATCTCAGAAGAAGCTAACTCAGCTCAGAGAGCTAAAGTAGAACAGTTAGCTAGAGCACATACTGAAGTAGTAGATACTAAGAACTTAGTAGAAGATACTCAGAAAGATACTGATAAGCCAGTATATATTTACTATGGTAATGACTATACTAAAGTACATCGTCTAAATGCTTCCCACTATAATTCTTATCGTAATAGTAAGACTGTACGTGAAGGTATTGCTCCTTCTAAGATGCAAGTAGCTATGGATACCTTACGTAAGAATGCTAAAGCTCTTATGTTATGGAAACGTGCTGTAGTACAAGGCTTTGGTGATAAAGTACAGAATATTACTAATATCTCTCCTACCTTTGAGAAATACTTAAATCTATTACAGCAGTTACCAGAGAACCATCGGAAAGTATTAGTAGATGCTTTCCTTAATAAGACAGAGGGCAGTAAAGAATTAGATAGTGCATTTATTGCTCTTGGTTCCTTATTAAGAAATAATGGTGTAGAAGTAACAGAAACAGAAGTAGCATTACATAATGCTGTAGAATTATTAGCCTACTCTGCAGGAGAGAACTTTAAGTCATCTGTATATGGTGAAGCTGATGGTATTACCAATGGTATCTTCTTCAGTATGCTGATGGATGCTGTATATAACACACCTAATTTAGTAGATTTACGAAAGCATATTACTAACTTAGCTCGTGTAGGTATGTTCTTAGGTATTAACCAAGATACTGATAATCCTGAGCATGGTTTCTATGGTGAAGCAGTTAGAAATCTACAGAATGATTCTATCTTTACCGATCCATATAATACTCTACCTGATTTAATGGTTAATGGTAAGACTCAGGATATCTATACTACAGTAGCTACTCTTATTTCTAAAGAGATAAATAGTACTAAAAAGTCTTTAGTTCCTTTGAGCCAAGATGCTAATGAAAAGCTAGGTACTACCTTAACAAATCTTACTAAGTTTTTACTATCTTACTTAAATGTTAAGGTTAACCCTGATGGTACATTAGAAGTATCTCGTCTAGCTGTTAAATTACCTGTTACACAGGTTAACTACTCTGCTGGTACTAATAGTATTGCAAATAGCATGAGTAAAGAACTAGCTAATGTATGGAATAGGGGTATGGGTACTAAATCTGAGTCGGATAGTGGTATCCCTCTATATATTGTTCCTATAACTAAATATGAGTTAAATGGTGCAAATATAAATCTTAATAAAGCATATACTGATATAGTTAATAAAGTAGTAGCTATGATGATTAGCAATAGGACAGATGAAGAGATATTTAAGTACCTAGCAGGAGCATCTGCTGTAAACGGAGTTACTATTATTAAGGCTCCATTTAAAGCTATNTATGAGAATGGCTTAGTAAAAGAGTTTGTTAGTCAGGTAAAGATTCAGTGTGTAGTAGGATTTATATCTAACTGTAGAGTTGATTATGATATAGATACTAAAAGCTTTTTCTGGAATGCTCCTAAGACTGATAAGAATAATCAGCTTGTTTACTCAAATCCTTTAGGTTTAACAAAGGGTACAGGTGCTACTTTAGATGTAAGAGCATTAAAAAATGTATCTACTTTATTAAAGACAGGTTATGTAGATAAGCTGTTTGATACGATTACTAAAGTACTAGGTGAAGATAAAGACTCTCCATTAGTAAAGGTAATTCCTTTAATTACTGAGAAGGTATTCCAATACAAGGATAAGCTTACTAAGCAAGTATATGAGAAAGCTCTAAAAGATAAAGGTTATATTAAAGAAAATGAATTACTTGATAAACCTGCTCTTATTGCTATGGCTCATAAAAAGCTACCAGAGCGTGAGATTAAAGCTTTAAATAAACAAATCAATGATAAGATCAATGGTACCTTAACACAGACATCTCCTATTCTTGGTTCTGAAGGTTCTGAGTATACATTTACACTACTCAAGTCTAAGAGAGTAGAAGCTAAAGCTTTATCAAGTAATTCTCCATTTACTTTATCTAATGGTGATATGGTTAGATACTCTCCTGAAATAACTGTAGATGCTTCAGGTGGTGTAGCTGCACGTCCTAATGGCAACATTGGTTTAGGTGATGGTGCTACTATGACTGATGCTATTAACCTAATGAGTAAGCTAGGCATTCATTACCAAGATATCTTTGATGGTATTAACCTATCAGCTTTAACCTATGCAGATAAAGAGAATATCAATCAGTTAATCAATAAGATTGCTGCATATAAAGCTCTACATACTAATCCTATTCTTGGCTTTATGCAGGTATGGAATAACATTAAAGATGCCTTTACTGATGGTTCTGTTATTAACAGAATGTCAGGTGACCAAGATAACTTAGCAAAGGAGATTGAAGCTATTGAAGAAAATCTTGCTGAGGCTAATCAAGATATCTCAGTAGGTCATGCTATCTTAAATTCAGGTGTTATTCCTTTTACTTGTAACCAGTATGCATTTAACCCTGAAGGTGCATATTCTAAAAGACCTGAGTTTACTGTAGGTGATGCTACTTATACCTATACACAAGATTTAACTATTGAGCAGACTTCTGCTATTTATAGTTATTTACATGGTATAGCTACCTCAGTATTTAATAGCATGGAAAATAAAGAAGAAGCTCATGCTCAGCTTCCTACTTTATTAGCTGAAGCTATCAATAAAGATACTATGCTACTAGAGTTCTTAGAATCTAATGGTGTTACTGTAGTTCCTCTAACAGAAACTAAACCTGCTTCTAAACCTAAGCCTAAGAAGACTCTTAAGGACTTAAATATTAAGAAGCGTATGTCTAAGGTAGAGTATGATGATAATGGCTATTGTAATGCTGTAAATCTTCTAAAAAATGATTTATTAACATCATCTAAAGATGATAAGAAACGTATTGCTTACCATGCATTATTAAAGCTCTTACGTAATAAGAAACTCTTAAATCAAAAGGTACTAATACTATCTAAAGCTGAAGTAGAAAACCTAGATCTAAATGAAAGAGCAAAGATTCTATCTAATGATCAGTATGCTATGATTCAAGGTCTTACCGATGGCAATGCTGTATTTATCCCTAATGATACTAAAAAAGAGTATAAATCTGTTATTGTTTATAACGGTAATGGAACCAGTGAACAAAGAACTAATGATTTAATCATGCATGAGTTATTCCATGCTATGTTCAAGAGAACTCTATATAGTATCTTTGGTAACATGCAATTAAATCAGTTATTTGATAATAACGGTAGAATTAGAGTTAAGGATATCATAGCTGAATTAGTAGTTGGTTTAGACCAAAATGGTAGAAATACTGAAAGAGACCTTACTACTCTATTAGAGTCTATCAATGCTATGATTGATGAATCAAAGACTACTAAATCAGACTATGTATCTAAACTTAGATCTTGGGTAANTAAGAGTGGTGGGCTAGCTGTAGACTTCATTGATGAGCTATGTATGCAGTCTATTATGCCTACTGATTCAAATAGTAAGCAAATCAAGAAAGATTATGGTTTCTTGGCTCATATAGCAGATTTGTTGCTTATCTCAAAGGATACCTTATCTAATATCTTACAGCGTATTTGGAATGGTATTTCTGCAAGAAGAGGTAAAGCTAACCCTGGAGCTGTTCTACTAAGCTTAGTTTCTTTATCTAACTTCAGAAGTATTGATACTGCCTCTGAATTAAGAAAAGGAACCAATAAAGGTAAGAAACAGCTCCGCCAGTCATATGCCTTCATTCCTACTAATGAAGACTTACAGCAGGTATTAGAGACTAAACCTGAGAAGTTTAATAGATTAGTTAAAGCATTCTCATATAACAATAATAACCACTTACAAGAGTTATTAACTCAGTATGAAGATGATGAAGGTAATTCTAAGATTACCCTAGATCAAGCTACCAAGTGGGCTATGTATGATGATATTGTTAAGAATAAAGCAATGTCTGATAATTCTTTATTAACTTTATCTAAAATACATGATGCTTTAATTAAATCAGAAGAATTTAAGCATATTAGCTCTGATATTCAAGAGTTACTAATTGGTCATGTAGGTAACGTAGCTGATGCTTCCTTTGGTAGAAAAACTGAGACATCTCCTATTGCTAATATGATGTTCTTAGCTGAGATATCTCCTGAAGTAAAAGATTTAATGTCTAAGGTTAAATTACCTGATGTATTAAAGAATAAACTTAACTATAAGGTAGATCAGTGGATTAACGATACCGCAGCTAAGGCTTATAACTCTTTACTAAATAAAGCTACTATATCTGAAAGGTATGACCATCTATTAGCTAAGATATGCTCAGATAATGCTACTATTTCTATGGCTGGTAAAGTACTAAATACAGCCTCACAGATAGAGAATAGAGCTAATTCTTTGGTTCATAGTATGTTATCTGCAGGTGTAGGTAAGGTAGCTTCTAATATAGCTAAGCATACTAAAGAAGGTTCTATACATTCTTTAGCTTCAGCAGTAGCTTTAGTACATGAAGCAGATAAGACTCATGACCTAACAGATACATTATCATTCTTATGTACATTAGCTACTCAGGCTATACATCTACCTAACGCTGCTATGCATCTATTACAGGATATAGCATCTGCTAATGTAGATAACTTTGAACCATTAGCTTTCTTTAAGAAAACTAAGGCTCAGTTTGATAAGATTAAGAACCAGATTGCTAAAGAAGTACCAGCTAATATTAAGGCTGAATTTAAGAATCTTACTAAAGAAGAGGAAGCAGTCCTTAATAATATAGTACTTAAGTTAGACTTATCTTGTTTACTTCCTTCTGGTTCAGCTGTATTTAACCTTCAGGACATTATTGAGAACAATAATGCTAAAGATATAGCTGAAGATATTATGAGACAGATTAGCCTAAATAATGAGCAGATTAAGCGTATTAGACAGTTGGCTCATTACTTAGCTACAGGTAAGACAGGTGGTGAAGGTCTATTAAGAAATGCATATGCTATTGCTCATCTAACTAAGACAAGTAATGGATATAAGCTAGATCCATCAAAGACTGTAACCCGTAACTATGTAACCAATATAGATAGAATTATTTCTCTCTTGGCTCTAACAGAAGTACCTGCTAAGGACTTGGATACTTTACATGGTACTATTACTCGTAACTTTATAGGTATGAAGGACTTTATTGATTTCCATAAATCAATTAAGAACCAAGACTTAAGAACAATGGAAAATAACCCTCAGTTAATGTTTAATTATAACAAGGGATACATTCCTCAGAATATTAGTAATCAGGTATCAGTACAGGTAGTAACTAGTGCTGAGAAGGCTCAGGAACTATCTAAACTAGGTTATTCTCTTGTTAAGGTTATCAATAGAAATCCTGGAGATCATTCACTAGGTAAGCTCTATCTTATGAAGTCTGCTCTCCCAGATGCAGCCTATAGACAGGGTATTATTAAACAAAATAATCCATCTAGATTTGGTCTAGCAAATTCAGGATTTGATAAAGATAGTCTATTAAGTATTAAAGCAGAGAACTATAAGTCTTCAGATGATAATCTAAAGGACTTTAATCCTATCCCTGTATTTAATGCTAATGGTGTAGTAACTGGTTACTCTATGGATTTCTCTGCTGAATTATCAGAAGCAGGTATCTCTAAGGATACTAATCCATTTGGTTCATTAGGCGCATGGCATGGTAATGCATTTACCTTTGAAATGGGTAAAGCATTTAACTTACAGTTGGTTAAGTTAAATGCTAAGATGCTTGCTAATGATATCAGTAAGAAGTCTACAGACTTAGTAGAGAAGTCATGGAGACCTATCTCTGAATATACTAAGGATAGAGTAATAGCTGATGCATGGGCTCATGTTCCTGCATATGTAAAAGAAGCTATGGCTAAAGAACAGAATTGCAGTACATCAGATATTCTAATTAGAAGAGATATGATTGATCTATTCTTAGGCTATAGAACAGCATCTGTTACTGACTTCTTTACAGGTATCTCTAGATGGAGTCCTAAGACCTGTAATACTGTAGCTAAGCTAGCACTTAAGGTATTAGGTAAGGATGCTTATAAATATTTAGCAGGAGCAGAAAGAGCTGGACAGTATACTTCAGCATATGCAAGAAACGTAATTGTTGTTCGTTCTGTAGTAGTACCTTTCTATAATATCTGTTCTAATATTCTACAGTTAAGAATGAGAGGTATTCCTCTTGAGTATATAGCAGATAAGATAGCNACTAAGATTCTTGAAGCAGAGCAGTATAATACTCTGTTAAATAATCAGTTAAAGATTAGAGCNAAGATAGCTACATTCNCTGACCCTAACGATCAAAGTGCTATTAAGCTTAAGAGACGTCTTGAGATTATTGAAGATAAGATAGGTTTATTATCTATAAACCCTATGATCCAAGCAGGTGAGTTATCTACTATTAACGATGTAGGTGATGACTATAATCAGTCAGTACTTACAGGTACATGGGCAGATAAGCTCAATGAAGAGGTAGGTAAATTACCCGACTCAATGATCCAAGCAGGTAAATGGTTAACAGTATCTAAAGATACTGCTATGTATAAAATCTTAGAGAAAGCTACTATCTATGGTGACTTTGTAGCTAAGAGTATTTACTATGATTGGTTAACTGAGCATGGTACTCAGGTTAATGATGCTCTTATCAAATCAATGAATGAGTTTGTTAACTACGATATGTTAGCAGGTAGAAATAGAGAATACTTAGAGAATATGGGTGTTCTTATGTTCTATAACTATACATTAAGAAGCTTAAGAACAGCATTTGATATTATGCTACATAACCCTGTATCTGCTCTCTTGGCTCTGCACTTATTCCCTGATTTTATANCAGCGAATAACGTATTTACAGATTCCTTCATAGGTAAGTTAGCAGGAGGTAGATTAGGAGGTACCTTTATGAACCCATCATTAATGGCAGCTCCTATAACTAAGAATCCATTCTTGATTCCTATGATGTAATAAAAAAAGCCCTAGACGCAATATCTAGGGCTTTTTATTTACTTAGGAGAACATATTGAAATGTAAATTAATTATAACACTTAATCCTCTCTTGTACAGAGATAACGCATTTTATATTTAGTATACTTCTTAATGAATGCACTAGTAATAAGGTAATAAATTGAAACTTTAATATCCTTAACACCAAAAATAGATTCAACTGCATGAGCTAGATTATCTAAATCTCTAATTTCAGTTAAGATATCCTGTTCATAATAATGCTTATCAGGACATATCTTATTAGAGCTATGGTTTACTGCATAAAAGAGCATTTGATAAACAGAATACTCAAAATAGAAGGTATGATAGGTTTTTCTATTCTTAATTCCTAGTATACCACTTCCTTGTTTCTCTCCTGGTTTATAGTCTAAATCATATACGTATAGTTTTAGCTTACCAAAGTTCTTCATAAAATGTCATATCGCTTCCTTTTAGACTGGGTTATGCGTCTACTTTTTCCGCGTTTTTGTAATCACTAATCTCAAACGTGTTGTTCCAGAAAAACAAGCGCTTGGGGTTATTAACATCACGTTCAATGGGTGCTCTACACTTTTCACCATCAGAATTTGTAAACTCAACCAAGTCGCCTTCCCGCACAACTTGCCCGTTTGCAAGTCTCGCCTTGCGTTGTCTAAAAAACATAATCACTTCCCCTTAT